CCAGTTGATTGTTGAAAATAGTCTGATACAATTGCGTTCTGCTGGCCAGTTAAAATATAAGTTAGTCTATCAAGATAATCCTTAACAAGTAAACCTTTAGCAAGTGAAGCGTAAGCAGATGAATTTAATTCTGTCATTGTTAGACAAACATTATCAATATCTACAGCAATTTCAAGTTCGGTGACTAACGGGCCAACTGGTTCATATCTCCTAAATGTATCACTACCCTTATTTGACCATTCTACATAAGCTAATAGTCTTGCATCTGGTGGTATTGTAAAATTTCCGTTATATGATATATCCATATTCCCTCGCACATTTGGACAAATTGGGTCAAATATATTAAGGTAGCATATTGAATTACTTGTAAAAATTGTTCTATCATCTATAATATTATTGTTTTTATCTCTTACTACAAATGAAACATCTACACTCATTGAATCACCAACTGGGTCATAAGGAAATATATAATTAATATTAGTCCATTTTATTCCCAATAACATATAAAAATCTATATGGATTGTTCTGGTAAAATTGCTATTATTAACAAAACAAGCATTTGTATCTGAATATGTTGTTCCAGTTGGATCTAATGTATTGCCAAATGTTCCCTTAAAATCTGAATTACCCCAATATATAGGAATTGTTCTAGCAAACAAACTTCTATCCCATTGATCAAGCCATTGAAGTGGCTCTAAAAAGCTAGACAATTGAGTGCCTTCTCCAGCCAAAAATAATTCTTGGCAATGTAGTCGAGTTTCGTGCAATGTAATCGGATCAATAGCATTCTGGTCAAGGTCTTTAATGCTCAATAAATCAACTTCAACATCCATTCTGGCCTTGAATTTCTCTCGAAAATTGTCTTCAAGGATTCCGACTGTAATTTCCCAGCTATCTGTGTCGCAGACATTTTTTTCAGAATAGATTGATAGGTCAAGATATCCTTCATATGACCATGCTGTGCCGTTTACCTTGACATCTGATGTGATTAGTAGTGTGATATTAGCATTGATGAAGTGCGCATCATACTGCGCCTTAATCAGTCTTGCACCAACTCCATCGAATGCCAGTTCTGTGCTGAATGGTTGATCCATTCCATGCGATTCCATCCGTTTTGCTGTAAATTCAACAGCATCCCATCCAATAGGTTCTTCAACTTCCGTTCCATTTAGGAAAAAACTCCATCCTGCCATCAGTTACTTGGGAATCGATTGTTTAATATTTTAGTTGTGCGTTTCGGTGTGCGAATATACTTCTCGAATCCACGTTCATCCATATTCAATTGCGTAATTGGCAACCCCATCAATGCACTTTCAATGCTTGCCAATCGTTCAACCACTCGATCACTTCCGCTGGACTGCCTTCCTTGTCTAGATAGTGCAGTGCCAAGAAACAATTCTTGTGATAGCTGTTTTTGATTAAAGACTTGCGATCCTTTCGGCAAATCGACTAGCGTTGAAGTTGATGGACTCCAGAATGACTTGCCACCTGGTGTAGTGATTAATTCTGATTCGCCACCATCACCAACAATTGCATATCCACCTTTATGACCTTTGCCTTTTGTGCCTTCTTTGTAAGCTGGAACTGGTTGCGCTAATATAAAACCAATCTGCGCAGCTGCAATTGCATAAGACAATGCAGCCAATGGTGCAGTAATTACACCAGATAATTGTTGTGCAATAATAGGTGCAGTCTTGAACACAACTTCTGCCACAGCTGCAGCTTGTTGTGCACGAAACATTTCAATTCTAATTTCCTTTTCTTTTGCTCTGCGTTTTTCTTCAATTTCATTTTTCTTTTGCTCATTATCGCCAGCAAGTCGCATTTGTTCATCATAATACTGATTAGTTGCTGCTAGTTCATTTGATTTATTAGCCAAATATAGGTCTGTAAAACCTTGATATAGTGTGCTGGCTAATTCAACAGATTTTTCAATTATAGCTTGTCTTTCTTCAACAGACATCTTGTCGGCATTAACAAGATCAGCATTTAGCTTTTTGTTGATAGCAATTAATTTATCTGCTTTTGCCTGTGCGTTTTCAATACCTTTTTGCGCAGCATCTTCTTCAATCTTAATTTGTTCTTCATTGAACTTGATATTGTTCTGAATGATTCTTTTCTTTTCTTCTTTTTCAGCCAATCCAAGTGCCTGAATATTTAATTCTTCAACCTCTCTACGATTGTTAATAATTTCTACATCTGACTTGTACCGGTCTTCTTCTGCGCCCTGAAGCAATTGACCACGTTTCCTTGCTTTGTCGATTAATGATTTGGTCAGTTCATCAAATTTCTTCTTGATGTCTTCATTGTGCTTCTTTTCGTTGGCAACAATATCAGATCCAAACTTCTGATTTTCCGCAACTCGCAAATCACCATTCATCTTGGCATCTTCAGTACCCAACTTGGCATACTTGCGATCAACTACCAATCTTTTTTGATTGAATGCAATCTGGTTTTCAAGTAGCTTCTGTCCACGTTTAAAATCATCCGGTGTAGTGGCTTCAATCTTTAATGCTGCAATCTTCTCCTGCGCATCAATGATGTCCAGTAATGCCTTGTATTCATCTTTTAGTTCTTTATCTGTCTTGGCAGCTATTGTAGCACTAGCAGCACCATTTGCTTTTCTTGCTTCTAACAATTTCCACAAACCATCATGATTGGCTTTGCGAAGATTAATTTCTGCTTCTGTTGCTTTATTCAACTTTATATATTCTTCCCTTGTATCGCTTGTGGCATTACCACTCATTTCGATTTCATTGTTGTCTAATCTGCGTTGAACTATCTGATCTTTTAAATTTCTAATTGAATACTTTTCGCTGATTAATGCCTTCTTGATAGCTTCATCAGATGCTTTGGCCCATTCTTCCTGAACTTTGGTTGATTGCTTATAAAAATCTTGTTCAGCTACTTGTTTTTGGGTCATCAAATATTCATTTAATGCTTTAGTAATTCTTCCCAAACCATTTGTTAAGCTTCCAAAAAACGTATCACCACCGGCATCAGCATTTTGACCGATTGTATTCAATAATGATTCCCATGCATTTTGAAGCAATGTAATTCGCTTTGCAGCACCATCCTTTCCAGCAGCAGATTCAGACATCTTTCCAAGTGCTTCTGTGAATGGAATCAAGAATTGTTTAGTTGTTACTTTTCCTTGTTGTAGCATCTTATTCAATTCTTCTTCTGTAACTTTCATTGATCTGGCAGCAATACTGAATGCACCTGGTAATCTTTCACCGATTTGACCACGTAATTCTTCAGATGCCACAGTTCCTTTTGAAATCATTTGACCAAGTGCAAGAAACACACCTTTGGCATCATCACCACTTAATTTGAATGCTGAAACTGCTTTTGATACGTTCTCGAATATTGATCTAGTTTGTCCACCAGAATAACCGGCTTGACTAGCAGCACCTGATATTGTCTTGAATCCAACAACAGCAGAATCAAGTGATATGCCTAATTTTTCGGCAGTCTTTATCAAAAACTGCATATTATATCCACCTTCCTGCATTGATCCGGAAGTGAAGTCGATTGCTGCCCTTAAAGATTCATATTTTAGTGTTGTGGCTAAAACTTCAGCACCAAATTGCTTAATTGATCCAATAGCGAACAAACCAACTAATGTGCCAGCAAGATTCTTGGAAATATTATTAAGACTCAAAAAGCCATCTTTGACATTTTTTGTCGACTTCTGGCCTTCATCACCGGTTTCTTTTAATGCCCGATTTAGCTTCTTGGTTTCACTTATCGCAGCACGTTCAGCATCTGTAAGATTATCAAACTGATTAGCTGCCTTGTTTAATGCATCAGAATTAACAACATAGTTTACAACTATATTATTGTTGGAAATGGTACTCACTTTTTCGCATTGCGTTTTTTCTCTTGCTGTGCCTTGATCCAGCTGGAATACATCAGATAGTATTCATAGATTGGCCGACTGACCAGTTCTTCATATCTTCTTGGATCTCTTTCAGCAAATATAAGGATTTCCTCATATCTTCGCTTAAATTGTCGGATGGTATCAGCGTAGTAAGATGATTCAATTCCTTTAACATCATCAGACTTTCCCCTTCCATAAAGGTCTTTAAACTCTTCTCGAATTCTGGCCCAGATGGAAGAAATTGATTCTGCGGCAACATCAAAAAAAAAGTAGCAATGTCATTATGCTTCATCCAATGCTTGATCTTATCCTGGTTATATGGGAATTGATAGCCTAGCGGATTCTCGATTTCATCAAAATACTTGACAGTTGCCAGCTTGATGTTTAACTGGATGCTGACAGCAAGACTAAGACGTTCTTTGATTCGATTATTCAGAATCGCAATCTCCATCAGCTTCTTTTCTGGCTTCACTTTCAGATCCATTAACAGCTTTTCAATTGCAACAGTATGCGCAGAAAGGATTGTTGGATTGATGCCATATTCCAGTTCTCGATAGATGTCTAGTGCTGCATTAGCACGTTCCATCGGAATATTCAAGTCGGCAACAAACTGGAAGTAATTCACACCACCGGAAGTGAATGCATATTCTATTTGATCCCAGCGTTCTCTGGGTGCGCAGCCATTATACTTGATTGCTGTCGATTGTTCGGTCGATGATTTTGTTGGCGATGTAGATCCATCCACAGCCGAATGCGATTTGAAAAACGATTTCAAAAACTGGAACATAAAAAATTATTATTGTTGATAAAAAGAAAAACCATACTGAAAAACAGTATTGACAAAGACCTAGCACATTGGCCCAATTCCGGTCAAGTGTATATAGCCAATCGCTGTACCATTGCAAGTATGGCACATCGTGAATTGCATATTCGAAAAACCATGCGAAGAATGCGCATGATATTGCCATCAGGATTAATTCAATCATTTCCTCGGTCTTCTAGGTCTTGATGGTTTATTGCCACCACAATTGCACTTGTTCTTCATTAGTATGGCTCTGGGATATCGTTTGAAAATATATTAAGAAACACATCAGAATGATCTGTGATTGTCTGTATCAACTGGAAGTCGATGCAAGTATAAGTCTTGCCATCGGTCGGCACAAATGGCAATGCTGTGTTGTTCAATGTTGGATCGAAGAACTGGATCTTGTAATTGCCGGCATACGAGTTGAAGAATGCTTTCGGATATAGATCCAATGGCAATTCAACAGCACCACCAAATATTTCCAATGTCGATTCAACAGCAACATTCTGCGCATTAGTAATCCTGATCTTAATGGTTGCGCCTTCATATGTCAGCGGAACATAGACAAGAAAGAAATCAGGACAGCTGTTGATGGCCTCACAGACATGGTAACACTTATTGCAACATTTGTCCATTGAATTTTTCTAGGTTAAAATTGGAAGTAATTTCAGCAAAGTTAGAATAAATAAAATATCTGAATGCATCTAGTGCATGAGATTTGTCAGGGTTCTTTGTTTTCCAAGGATCGATGCTTCCTTTCCGGTCGACCTTTGCTTCCTTCAGATCGATAATCAGCAAATCACAATCGATTCTGCTGATCTGGATCTTGGACTTTTGGAAGGTCAATATCGTTACTAATCTGCTGGCAATATGACTTGGATTCGATCTGGGAACTTGAATCTGAAGGTCAGACAGACCTAGATAATTCCTGATTAGTTGATAGGCATTCAGGTTGTCTTGCGTGAATGCACTTCGATTACCACCGGATGCATCACCATTGATGGCAAACATCACATTGGGATATTCTGCTTTGATTGTTGCGCATAGTGCTGCCAGATCGCCAATCCGATACACCTTAATCACGTTAATGGTTGCATAGTGCAATGCACCTTCAGCATTCTTCTGGTATTGGCAGACAATGCAGGTATTGGTTACGTTAAAGTCGAATGCCAGATACACCGGCAATGATGGCAACACACCAATCTGCGAATTGACTGTGTGCAATGTATAATCGAATGATGTCAAGAATAAGGATTCCCGATCCCACACACCCCATTGACCAAGTGCATAGACTTCATAATAAGTCTGGTTCACCTGGCGAAGTGCTTCCATCCGGATTGGATATTGATCATCAAGGAATGGTAATGCATCCAGATAAGTTCCATGCAAGGTCAGAATCTGATTTCGTTCTGTATCCGGCACTTCATCAAAGAATCGTTTCTTGATCCAATGTGAATCGCTGACCGGATTGAATGTCAAGAAGAATCGCTTCGGATGCTCCGACTTACCACGCAGTCGAAGTGTGATCTGTGTGAAGTCATCCAATGTCAATTCGGTTGCTTCTTCAATCCAGATGTACTTGGCTTGACTTAATGACTTCAATTTTTCAGGATCATCGCAACCAAGAAAAACAATCTTGTTAGTTCCGGAATGGACTTCAAGATAACCTGGTTTGACTCGCAAAAGACTGTCCAATCCCCAATCTGATATCTTGTTGCGGAAGTCTGCGAATACTGAATTGCGAAGTGTTGCAGCAACCTTTCGGATCACGAAGTAGGTTTGGTTCTGGTTCTTCCGTTGGTTGATAATTTCAGCAAGAAACAGCTGAATCATTGTCTGCGACTTCCCAGATCCAGCACCACCCCACAGAATATTGTATGTCTTCGGATCAATTATGGCTTCCAGATACTTGCTTTGCCACAACTTCGCATTTGATAGGTCAACCTTCATCTGGTGATTTCGGCATTATGACATCATGGAAGTTGATGTTGGATTCGGTTTCATGTCGATCCTTCCAGTCATCCTTGTACCGGTTTTTCATGTTGAAAATCCACGATACTGCATTGCCTTGTATCCTTCCGTTGGCAATTGTCTTGCCTATTTCTTCCCATCCCATGCGACCATTTCTGATGGCTTTGTCGATCTCCTTTTTTTCGGTTGACAATTCTACTGGATATTTTTCAAGTGCAGAATCGATAGTTCTGAAATCACAATCAGGAAAACACATCTTGGAATATCCTTCTGCAAGATGTGCAGCATACCTTGGAAGCATTATCTTTAATTCTTCCAAAGTGTATCCATTATGATTGTTGCCTTCTGGTGCTGGCATATATTGTTGTTTATTTTTTCTTTTTTCCGGCTGCTTTTTTGGCTTTTTTGGCCACAGATAAAGCAATTGCCACAGCTTGCTTTTGCTTCATTTTTGGATTGCTTTTCATTTCAGAAGAAATATTCTTGCTGATGGTCTTCTGTGAATATCCTTTCTTTAATGGCATGATTGAAAAGTTTTTTCAAAGGTATAGAATCAATTCTT